GATGTGCGTGTAGGCGAGAGCGTTGCCATAGGTGACGGGATCGTCCTGACGCTGGAGAAGAAGTCCGGCCAGCTGGCGCGCATCGCGTTCAAGGTCGATCCTGCCACCAAGATAAGGATGATGCCGGGCCTACCTGGCATCCCCCCTAAGACATCGTCATAGGAACATGTTGCAAGTGTCGCGCGGATAGGGCAAAATCCGCGTCGGCAATGCGCATGAGTGCTCTGCGGGATTCAACTCCACGAGGGCACCAATGGGACAGACTGTCATCCCCTTCGGCGATGCCAAGGCGCAGAAGAAGTGGTCGGGCAAGCTCTTCATCGACACGGCGAAGAAGAGCTACTTCCAACGCAAATTCGTCGGCGAAGGCGAAAACAACATCATCCAGCGCAAGACTGAGCTGGACAGCGACGCGGGCGATCGCGTCAGCTACGACCTTTCCGTCCAGCTGCGCGGCAAGCCGACGGCGGGCGACAATCGCGTCAAGGGCAAGGAAGAAAGCCTCAAATTCTACACGGACGAGGTTGCGATCGACCAGCTTCGTCACCCCGTTTCCGCCGGCGGCCGGATGACGCGCAAGCGCACCGCGCACAATCTCCGCAACGTGGCGAAGGACCGGCTCTCCGATTACTGGTCGCAGTATATCGACGAGCTCAACTTCATCTACCTGTCGGGCGCACGCGGCATCAACGAGGATTTCATCGAGGACGCGGACTATACCGGCCATGCCGGTAATCCGATCCAGTCGCCGGACTCCGAGCATATTCTGTTCGGCGGCGATGCCACCTCGAAGGGGACCATCAGTTCGGACGATGGCTTCACGCGTGAGCTTGTCGAGCGTGCATCGGTCCGGGCGCGCATGATGCGCGCGCTCAACCCCAAGACGGCGAACATGCTGCCGATCGATTTGAACGGCGAGCGCCACTACGTCATCCTCATGTCTCCCTTCCAGGAGTATAACATGCGGACCGAAGTGGGGGCCGCCGGCTGGATGGAAATCCAGAAGGCCGCTTCCGCCGCTGAGGGTAGGAACTCGCCGATCTTCAAGGGCGGGCTCGGCATGGTCAACAACGTCGTGCTCCATAGCCATGAATCGGTAATCCGGTTCAATGACTATGGCGCTGGCGCGAACCTCTCTGCCGCACGCGCCCTGTTCATGGGCCGCCAGGCGGGCGTGGTTGCCTACGGCTCCGCCGGCGGGCTCCGCTTCACCTGGAAGGAGGAAGTGGACGACTATGGCAACGAGCCAACCGTCGTCGCGGGCACCATCATCGGCGTGAAGAAAACCCGGTTCAACGGCAAGGATTTCGGCGTCATGGCGCTCGACACCTACGCACGAAACCCGGCCCAGTAAGGAGCGGACGACATGGCAACGATCATCCATTCCAGGCACGCTTCCGGGACCGTGGCGACGCCCCGGCCGCAAACGGCTGGCGCTGTTCATGTGGCGAAGTTCCGGCACACTTTCTCGTCGGCGCTGGCTGCGGCCGCCATCCTCGAACTGGGCGTGCTTCCGGCATATGCCCATATCGTGGATTACAAGCTGATCCCCGAGGGCGACTTCGCGGGCGTTACAGCAAGCGGCGGCATCATGACCGGCGAACTCGGCGCAGACGACGATGCCCGCGATGCGGGCACGGAACTGTTCTCGGCCGCGACGGCGCTCGATGCCGTCCAGGCACCGGACAAGGCCGCCGCCTACAATGTCGCGCCGGTCGAGCAGGCGCGCGGGATCGGCCTTAAATTCAGCGGTCAGGTGGTCGCGAACGCGGCCAAGAAGCTGACCCTGATCGTCACCTACACGCAGTAGGCGGCACACGGCGGGCGCTCTGCACAGCGCCCGCCGTCCCTTTCCCGTCACCCCGCCGGAAGGAGAGCGACATGCTCATCGAATCCATCATCCGACGCCCCAAGGGCACCAAGGTCGACATGGGCTCGGCCATCTACCATTTCCTGCCTGATGCCGACGGCCGCCATGTCGCGGAAGTCGAGGACCAAGCTCACATCATCGCCATTCTCGCGATCAAGGAAGGCTATCGGCCAGCCGACGGTTCGGTCCTCGCCGCAGCCAGCGCAGTGCCCGTAATCGAAGGCCCGTTCTTCATCGTTCGCGGCCCGCAGGACATCGAAGCCTTTGGCGATTGGGCGCGCGCCATCCCCGAGATGCAGGACGATCCGGCCGAGTTCGTGCTGCTGATCGACAAGATCGCTGCCGGCGAAGCGAGCCTGGGCGGCTACGCGTTCCCCGCCAACGAAATCCCTTCGCCTGCGAGCGCGAGCGCAGGCACGCGGGCGGCGCGGGACACTTCTCCCCCGCCGCCGCCCGCGACCACCATTCTCCCCACAGCCCAGAGCCAGCAGGACTCCCGCATTGACGGCGGTTCGCAGTCTGCTGGTGAAGGCGGAGCCGGCGCGGCGGGTGGCGCCGGCTCCGAAACCGCCGAGGAAGAGGACGGCGAGGAGGAGGAGGAGGAGGCGGAAGCCGAAGCGAGCGGCGAACTCGACCGGGAAGCGCTCGCCAAGGAGTATAGCGAGCTCGTCGGTCATCGCCCCAACGGCAAATGGTCGGCCGAGAAGATCGCAGCCGCGATCGCCGAAGTGAAGGCGCAGGGCTGATCCCATGGCGCTGGCTTCGGAAGTGCTGGATCGGGCGCGCCGGCTGATCCAGGACGAAACCAGCGTCCGCTGGCCGCTTGTCGAGCTCTGTCTGTGGCTCGACGACGGACAGCGGGAAATCGCGCTCCAAAAGCCTTCCGCGATCAGTTCCAATGTCGTCCTGCCGCTCCAGCGCGGCACCCTCCAGACCATCCCGGACGAGGCGATCGCGTTGATGCGCGTCGTCCGCAACATCGCCTCCGTCGAGGAAGGTGGTCTGCGCAATCCCGGACCCGTCATTCGCATCTGCGCCCGTGACATGCTCGACGCGCAGAACCGCAACTGGCACGAGGATCGCGACGTGCGGTTCTCGCGGACCGTGAAGCACTACGTCTATGACGAGGAGGACACGCGCTCTTTCTACGTCTACCCCGGGAATGACGGAACCGGACTTGTCGAGGCGGTGCTGTCCCTCGATCCCGTAAAGATCGAGCCGTTGCGCGGCGGCGACGCCGAGGATCTTGAGAGCTACGCGGTCGAGCTCACCCTGCCCGGCATCTACATCAACGCGCTCGTCGATTATGTCTGCTACAAGGCCTATGCGAAGGACGCGCTTGTCGCCGGTGCCGCCCAGCGCGCCGCGCTCCACTATCAGCAGTTCGCGAACGCAGTCGGGATCAAGGTCAATCAGGAAGCCCTGAAAAGCCCGAACCACACCGGGGCCGCCTGATGCGCGAGCTTGCCGACTTTCTCCGCTGGGTGATGCCCTATGCAACCGCTTGCCCAGAACCCGTGGCCGAGAGCCACATCCTCGATGCCGCGCGCGAGTTCTGCGCGGCCACGCGATGCTGGCGGTTCGTGGACACGATCGTGGTCAAGGCCGATGACCGGGCGATCCTTTGCGTTCCGCCGGGCGCGAGCCTGCACGAGATCGAGGAAGCGCGCTTCGCTGGACGATCCCTCGACCGGATCGCGTATACCGACATCGACCACGGCGAAGGCGAGCCGCACGCGATCAGCCAGATCGACATGAACAGCGTTGCCCTTGTGCCCCATCGCGCCGGCACGCTCGACATCTCCCTCTTCCTCACGCCCGCTGTTCATGCCGATCAGCTGCCTGACATCCTCTACGACCGTTGGGCCAGGACCATCGCCGACGGCGCGCTTGCTTCCATCCTCGAATTGCCAGGCCAACCCTACACTGACGTGGGCGCGGCGGCCGCGCGGCGCGCGCGGTTCGAGCAGGCGAAGGACAGCAACTTCAACGCCAGCAAGCGAGGCCAGCAGCGTGCCCCCGTCCGAACTCGACCCCGCTTCCTCTGAAAGCGCCCCCTTCACGGCCTCGCCCACGCCCTACACGCGCCTGCCTCACGCGCCCGACCGGGAGGTGCGTGACCGCGGTGGCGACATGGCGGAACTGCACGACAAGCGCGGCGAACAGCGCCTGTTCTATTTCATCGACATGCGCCCTTATCTGCATGATGGCGAGAGCGTGGTGGCGGCAAGCGCCACCGTCGATCCGGTGTCCGAGCCGGAAATGCAGATCCAGCGCATGGAATATGCTGCCGACGCGGTGCTGGTCTGGCTCTCGGGCGGCAGGGACGCGGAACGCTACCTCGTCCGTGCCTCAGTCAGGACCAGCGGTCGGCGAACCTGGCTCATCACCTTCGCCGTCGTCACGCATGGGGACGCGGAGCCGGGCGAGGTCATCCTGCTTAGCGCGGAGCAGCTGAGCGACGGCGTTGCAGCCGGCGTCGCGCCGCAGCTAATGGCCTCGCCGCCCTCCGTGACGTTCCCCGACACCGCAGCCGGCGCGACATCCGCGCCGGTCGCTGTCAGCATTTCCAACATCGGCAGCGCGCCCGCCACGGTGCGATCGATCACGCTCACCGGGCCATTCGCTTTCACGAGCGACGCCGAAGGACGGCTGGACGCGGGCGAGGACTTCACGCTGCTCGTCCGGTTCAAGCCCCTTGCTCGCGGCTCGGCAACCGGGATACTCACCGTGGCCGGAAATGTCAGCGCAACCTTAGCTCTTTCGGGGCGCGCGACTTAGGCTATAATGGTCCGGCAATCGCGCATGAGTGCGGTCTTATTCAAAGGCTGCGCACATGCCCATTCTCGAAGGCTCTTCCTACGCGTCGTTCCTGATCCGCCTGTCACAGGCGGCGGACGAGATCGTCTCTGTTCAGTGGGCCACGGAGAAGGTGACGGCCGTTCCGGGCGTCGATTATGCCGACGCGAGCGGAACCGTCGAGTTCCTGCCGGGCGAGACGGAAAAGACCGTGCAGGTGCTCGTATACGGCCGCGCGCCGGGCGACACCAGCGAGCGCACCTTCCGCATCCGCGTTTTTCCCGCGCCCGACGTCATCCTGGGCGCGTCGATGCTGAACGCCGTGATCCGCGTCATCAACCAAGCCGGGGCGATCGTGACGGCCGTCACCGTGGCGAACGGGCCGGATGGCTTGAGCGCCTTCGAGCAGGCGAAGCTCCAGGGCTACGTCGGGACGCTGGCCGAATGGCTCGCGTCGCTCAAGGGCGAGGAGGGACGAGCCGCTACGACCCAGATGTTCGAAGCGGGCCTCATTGATGCCGACGACGCCGAGGCTCTGTTCGCGCGCCTCGCTGCGACCGGCGGGCCCGCAGGCGGCTGGTATAACAGCCTTGAAGCGGGCGCGGCCGATGTCGATGAAGGCGAAGGCTACTATGTCGCCACGCCCGAGGGTGACTTCTTCGCCGCGCAGAAGGTGGATGGCGTAGGTCGCAAGATCGTCGTCTTCGCTACCCACGCATCGTTCCGTAACAACGGCATCAACCTCTTTGACGAGGCGGTGGGCGATGGCGTGACGCTCGACCACGACGCGCTGAACGACGTGATCGAGACGGCAAAGAACTGGGGTGTGGGCCTCATCAACTGCGGCGGCGCAGGCAAAACCTATCTGATCGGCGGCACGCCGGCGAAGGTCGACGCCAATGACGGCCAGAACCGCTATCTGGCTCGGCTCTTCTCCAACCTCACGTTCCGCGGCAACGGCCCTGGCTCCCGGCCGACGTTCAAGATGAAGGGCGGCTATGAGCATCCCGGCGTCTTGTTCGGCGATCGCTGGTGGGATGGAGAGACGGTCGAGAATATCGCCTTCGAGAATATCGCCTTCGACGGCAACATGGCCGCGCAGATCATCCCCAACTATCCGGTCGGAACGCCCGACAACAATATCGACCAGCATCAGCGCGCGATCGGCCTGCTGCGGGCGAAGAACCTGCATGTGCGCAATTGCCTGTTCCGCCATTGGCGCGGCGATGGCGTCGCCATGTCGACCTACACCTATGTCGATGATGATGACCCCATCACCTATTCGAGCCAGCTGACTGTCGAGGATTGCGAGTTCTTCGACATCTTCTCGATCGGGATCAGCTTCGACGGCTTCCAGATGCGGTCGCGCGGCAACTATTTCCACGGTGACGGCTACTGGGTCGGTGCCATCAGCTGCGAGAGCCTTTCAACGCGCGGCCGCATTCAGGAAATCTGGTCGATCGCCGACTATTTCGACTTTCGGGACGGCCTCTCGCCCACGGCGGCAACGGTGCGCGACTATGCCACCAATTCAGCCCAGGCGCTCGCTGCGCGGCGGCACTTCCGCCCGGCGATCGCGCTTTCGGGCAATTACTACACGCAGAACCCCGGCAACGTCTTTGGCGGGCAGTTCGGTCGTGTCAGCATCATACACCCGAAGGTCCGGCAAGGCAGCATCCTTGCGGGCGGATTCGAACGCGTGTTCATCGACGCGCCGGACATCGAAAACACCTACGAAGACATCTCGAAAATCTGGCCCTCGCGGCCCCACGCCATCACCATCACGCCGGCCGCCGGCGCGAACGCTGTCACCGGCCTGTCGAGGGCGATCGTCCGCAATGCGGTCATCAACCATGATCTGAGCTACCACGGCATCTATGCGTCGGCGATCGACGACATCGAGATCAGCGGCGGCAGCATCACCGGCCCGCGCACGGCGGCGATCCGGCTGGAGGACTGCGCGGGCTCCGTCTCCAATATCAAGATCGCGGACTATGGCCTGAAGACCAACCGCGCCTACTGGCTCCCGCTCTTCGCGAACGAAGGCGGCATGACCCAGGATCAGAAGAACGCCGCGGCCGACGCGCTTGTCGGCTCGACCGGCGCTGCCGTGACGCTCTTCGGCTCGAAGGGCGACATCACGATCAGCGATGTGCGCGCGCTCGACACGCGGACCGGCGATGCCGTTAAGTCGGAATATGCGGTCTACGCCAATGTCGACACCAGCGACATTGTGCGGATCCGCGACGTCAACGCGCGGGGCATGCTCGCCATCAAGGACGTCAACAATGCCGCCCTCGTGAGCGGTGTGATGGAGAACACATTCCGGGTCTGGAAGACGAACGCCAAGGTGGAGATCGGCGGCGGGCTGACGAGCTACGGCAACCCCGAATTCATCAACGCGGCCGACGATCTCAGCGTCAAGCTGCGCGCGCCCCAGGCGAAGAACCGGACGCTCTCGTTCGTCGACGAGAACGATCATCTCGAAGCGCAAATCGTGCACACGGCCGACGGCACGCTCCAGATGGTCATGTTCAACGACGGGACGCCGGTCAACGCGCCTCTCGCTCTGCGCATCGACGGCACCATGAAGGCCAACTGGACGTGGGAGACCCCGCTCCAGCTGATTGCCGATGCCGGCGACATGTCGTTCTGGCTCTGGGCAGACGACGACAAAAGGTTGCGCATCAAAAGCGCCCGGCCGGCCGGCAGCACGGACGG